TCTGCCTGTGCGACTCTTGACGCTCAGCCCACTTCTCCGCATTCTCTGGGTGGAACTCGCGCACAACTTTTTCCAACTCTGGCGACACATAATTATCGTCAACATCTACAATGCGGCGCTTACCTAGCGTCTTTGCTAAATCCCAAAACTCTTGCGCATCAGAGTTTGGATACTGGAACACCCACGACTTTGCCTTATGCTCATCGCGTTGATCGAGGCTTGTCCTCACAACGCTGCCTGTAGTGCGTGAGGCGAGTTCTGCTCGCACGTAACCCGTTCCATCGAGACTCCACTCGTAGAACACCGCAGGCACCTCTACGTGCGTCTCATAGGGCGCTAGGTCCGCCCATTGCAATCCTAGTTTATTAGCCTCACGAATAGTTGTGTTATGCAACCCATCATTCTGCTGACGATACCCATACCGAGCAAGAGGAGCCGGATTCAAATGATAGCCAGCCTGCGCCAAACGATACGTCATATCCCAATCTTCAACAACAACATTTCGATACCCGCCAACACTACGAACAGCATCAGTCCTAATAAGCATCACACCACACAAATTAGAGTCCTGCAACCGGCGAGGACACCACGCCTCCACACTCGTACGATAACGCTTATCACCAAACACAAGCATCCACGGATACGCACCATCCGCACCAATACCCGCCTCCCACAAACGCCACAACGTCTTAGAATCAACCACGTCATCAGCGCCCATAAGAAAGACGTACTTTGTACGTACAGTTTCAATGGCCGCATTAAACGCCTCGGCCATCTCGTGCTTACCGGCATTCTTCGCAATAACAACGCGAATGCCACGGGGCAGCGAGCGCAAAGCATCTTTCAATAAATGCTCCTTCTCGCCACCCCACGGAATCACAACAGTCACATGACGAAGAACATTCGCCTTATGAGCCGCAATATCGTTATGCACTACTAGGCTGGAATCTCACGACGAAGCGACGCATCATCATTCGCCTCAGCAATCAAATCTGCACGCAGAACCTCGATAGCGTCAACGACATCCTGACGCGGATTCTCACGAGCAGCCTCGTACGCAGCCACGTAGTCAAGATCAAAGCCACCGTTACGAATCATGTCCGTAACCTGCTTAGACACAGGCGAACCCTTAACGCCCTTCATGTCCTCGTACGTGGGCCACGGAGCAGTAAGTTTACGATTACTAACAAGAATATAATAATTATTGTTAGCCGAATCAGAAATAAGGCGCTCTTCGGCAATCTTACGGCTAGCCTCATCAGGAATGCTCTCAGTATCAAACACACTAAACACAAGCATCGGATTCCAACCATCATGAGCCACACCATTAACAACACCACTACTCGTCATTGGCGTAGCACCAAAAGCAACAGGAGTACCATCACGATGAGCACCCATGCCAAGCCAACGCTCAGCAGCCATCATCGCCTCATCAGGACGACACATGCCATGCACAAAATCACACGTAATCGCAGGCTGAACAGTTTGCGGAATCATCACGCCACCGGGTCCAAGCACCATCTGAACCTTATCGGGCTGAGCAATAAACGTGTAATTGGAACTCTTACTTACAAAACGCATTTCTTTCTCCTCGGTCGGTAGGAAAGTAACGCTGGGAGAGCCGCCACCATTGGCGACTCTCCCAGACTCGTTGGCTTAGTAGCCGGTGATGCCAGAGATGATAGCGTGCTTCTTCTCAAGGCCCAACTCAAGCGACCACTCGGTAAGGTACTCCTGCTTAATGGAGTCCTCATCGTTCGCCTGACGATCCGGCTTCAGAACCGTATCTCGCAGCGGACGCATCGTAATGTCGCTCATATCGAGAACGACACCAATGCCGCCGTACTGGTTTCCGGTTGTCTGGAAGTCATACCAATCACGCTTGATCGCAATGTCAACCATTGCGCCCGAAGCGGACTGGTACTTACTCAGCGACACACCGTACGTGTCAATCGACGGGGACGGCGGAGCCAGTTTACCCTGCGGGAAACTAGACAGTGCCGAAGCGACGATAGGCGAGCAGAACATAACCTTGTTCTGCGAACCGTAACGGAATGCCTTGCGAAGGAACGTCTCAAAGATTGCCTCTGTGAGAGCGCCAACGCTTGACGTGATGTTAGAAGTAACGTACTGATAAACACCACCGACATAACCAATCGGAGACGAACCAGTCGTAACCAGATCGCGCGTGCCCCAGAATAGAGTGTTTTCAATCTGACGCTTATGCTCGATCAACTTCTTCTTCGCCTCATTAGCAGGCTCAGGACCACCGTACAACTTCGACGCAACCAACGTGTTCGTAAAGCCCCACGGGTCACGCTGAATCTGCGCGTAGTTGAAGTTAGCGACCTTCTTGGTCTGAATGAGCGTACCGAGAGTTGCACCCTCAGCAGCAGCATTACCGACCTTGATTACATCCACGCCACTAGCAGCGGAAATAGACGTAACACCACTCGTACCACCAAGGGTACGACTAACAAGGTTCAACGTATCACCAGTTACGGCACTGATGGCACAATTCTCGCCCGTGGTAGAAATGCGAATAACATCGCCGGGACGAAAATACTGACCAGTACCGGTGGCAACCGATAGAGCAGTGGCTGCCGAAGTTGCCGAAGCAGCAAGCGTCGTCAGGCGTGGGACAAGTTCGTCCGACAACCATTCGACCTTCTGCGAGTAAGCAGCGCGCTTACTTGTCTTCTGGAGCATCGTCGTAAGCGGAGCCTCATCAGGCTCAAGCATGGCGATGGTGGGGGACATATCAACGACACGCTGATTGGACAGAATATCCGCGTCGTCAACTACCCCAGTAAGGATGGTAGGCATTAAATTGTAACCTAACCTTTCTAACTAGATGGATTGATGATGGTTTGCGGTTGTCCAACGGTCGGGTTGGGCCACGATAATACTGGTCGGCTCTCTACCCATTAAGGATAGCAGCATTGATCTTAGCAGCGTAATCCGTCGGACCCTGATCCATAACGCCCTGACGAGACTGCGTAAACGCATTCGACTGAGCCTGCTGCTGAAACACAGCAGGGGCCTCCTGCATACGCACAACCGCATATAGACTCTTAATGCCAGTCTGAATCTTCTCAGGCGTATCCATGCCCTGCGGAAAGAACGCAAGATGCAACTGGTCCGTAGGGATAGAGTCAATATATACTTGGATTTTCTCACTATAATCAGCAAGATCAGGAATCTGAGCCTCTAGCGAATCAATGCTCGACTCGAAAAGACTCTGAGTCTGCTGATCCCGCAACGGAGTAATCTGCTCACGCAACGAATCCAACTCTGCCTGATACTGCTGAGCCACCTGCTGCGTCTGCTGATTCACATACCACGAATTAGCCTCAGCAGGCTTAGTTTCAAACCAATGCTCCCACAAACCATTAACTGTCTCCTGCGGAACGCGACCAGTATTAGCAATAGCCCACTGCGCAGCAGCACCCGGATCTTGCTCAGCCCAACTAACCAACTGTTCTTCGTTCTCAGGATTACCATTAAACTGGCCCCACGGCTGCACATACTCTTCCTCATCCTCGCCCTCAAACAAGGCTTCAAGGTCGGCTAGGCGCTGGCGATCCTGCGTAAACTGGGACTCAAGATTCTGATACGCAGTAGCCATATCTTCTGGCGTCTTAAACTTACCAAGAAGCAACTCTCCCTCAACAACCGCATCCGCACCGGATTCTGGTTCAACATCTGCACCAGAACTCGTAGACGGATCAGTAAAAGAATTACCGCCCTGAAAGATCGCATCCGCAATCGGATCATTCTCAACAACTTCATCAAACTCGCTCATCTTATCCTCCGGTCGGAAGGTCGGTTACTCGTATATTAAGGTTTAGATAGGCCGGAACCGGCCCCGAGCGCAGCAAAGATCCCCGGCGGAATCGCGGGGGGCCCAGACGCGGCACCCATTGGGGTTGTCGGTCCCGGCTGTGACTGACCCGGCCCTCCGACCAAAGGCGGGTTCTGCACTTGCATTGGGTCCGCTCCGGCCTCGCCAAGATATTCTTTCGGATCTTCGTCAAACGCCTGAATCACATCTTCTGCAACTCGACGCATATTTGGAGTAACCCCACTCTGAGTAAGAAGCGCATAGTTCTGCCCAAACCAGTTAGCAAACGCCAAGGCTTCCGCTCGACGCTCCTGCCGCATAAGCGACTCGTTCGCATCCTCAACTCGAAAATCGTACTGTCCCTGAATATCAGTCGGCGTAACAATACGCCAATCATTCTCAGACTCTTTATCAATACGAACGGCGACCGGCCCCGGAAGTAACTGCTGATTCAACGCAATCTGCTGTTCCCCGGCGCGGCGCATCGCATACATAATCTGCTGCTTCATCCGAATGATGCGCTTAGCAGCCATGTTGCTAATGACCGAAATACCGGTCGCCGTTGTCTGGTCAATCTGCGTGCCAGAAGCACCCGATAAGTAACCAACGGCACCCGTAATGTTCTGCAAATCACCCTTAAGCATTTCCTCGGCCTGCACAGACGGCTGGAGAATACTAATGTTAGGCACCCACGCCTGCACCTGATCCGGCCTAAGCGGAATCACGGCCCCCGGATACAAACGAATGTCCTGCTGATCCGTATTAGGATCAACAAACATCGCAGCATTAGCCATAAACTTAGAGTTATCAATGCGCTGATTCTGAAGTTCCCACAACGCAATCTGCAAATCACTAATAATTTCAACCATGCTCTTACCACGAAACGAGAAAGCCTGCGGCATAATGTTCGCCACAACAAACGGGAACTCTCCATGCCAAAACGGACTAGCACAATCACGAATAATCGTGTTCCGGTTGGCAAGCACAGTAAGGCGCATCATGTTACCGTCACGCCACCACCACTCAACAACTTCTACACGATTGCGCCGCTCCTTATCGTCAGTGGCAACAATGTTTTGCATGTCCTCAATCTTGTCAAGATTCTCGTACACACCCGACGCTTCAAGGCTACGCTTAGACTCGTACGTTCGAAAGAACACGTACTCAGCATCATCAATACTTGTGGCGTTCGGGTCCCACAAAAAATGATTCATGTCTACATTGACGAAACCCGGCTGTTGACGATGCGGCACCGTCTCGTACGGCTTCCGCATACCAAGCGGATCAGGCTTATAATTCGGCGTTGGAACCTTGCGCCACTCTTCTAGCCACGGAATCTTCGCCACACTAATGCCACGAATAAGGGCTTGCTTGACAAAGAGCGAATACTTTTCACCAAAGTTATCTTTGTAGCGTTGTTGTTTAAGGATGTGCGTAAGCATGTCGGCGCCCTCTGCGTACTGGGGCTGGGCCGCAATAACGCGCACATCGGGCTCATCGTCAACAATGTTGGATTCGATAATGTCAATGATCTGGAGCGCATACGGTGGGTGCAAGTCAGATTGCCATTCGCTGCTGGATGGTTTGATGACTGCATTATATCCGTCGTCACACTTTTTGTAGAACTCGCAGTTTTGTGTGTGTTTGGAGTAGGACTGAGACCAGCATTTTTGGAAGCGGTCTAGGAGTTTCTTCGGGTCGGAAGATTCAATCATGGTTTAGGAAACACGCCCAAGGTAAACGGCACTAAGACGCGACTGGTTTTGTGTTTCCGTTGCGGCCCCACCAATAACATATGCCGATCCTCCAGCAGCAGTCGCCACTCCGCCAAGCGTATCTGTGGCAACAAGACTCATAATAGTAGACATAGACCAATACCCGTCTACTGTTGTTCCAAACGCATCCTCATAAGCCGCCGCCGCACCGTTTTTTAGTATTCCACCGACAATTCTCGTCAGGGGCGCAGTAGCCGTCATCAACCCATTGAAAGTCACCATATAGAGTCCGGTTGTTTGAATCGTAATAATGGTTGGCGAGCCAGCCGAAAACATGCCATTAGTATCGTAAGCAGCCGAACTCCACGTAACTGCCGTTCCAAGCGCATAACCAGTCAGGTTGGTCGTTCGGCGAACCTGACACGCTGGTGGAACAATGTTGTTATTAACCCCGGTAACACCAGTTGTCGTATTCCACCCATTAGTCTCAACCCACGCCGCGCCACTATACGTCAACTCTTTATTCGTATCCGTTTCACGAATAACCTGACCCTCAAACGGCGTAACAGGACGAGTTGTGCTTGTGCAAATAATGCTATTTCCAAGTCCCTGCCAAGCAGTGCCGCCGGTAGAGTTCAAGTAAACAAAAAACTCGTTAAGATTAGAATCCCAAACCATCTGCCCAACGGTTGCAACGAGCGCGACACGCAGCGCTGTTGTTAGGGATTGAATCTGATCGTTCGCAGTTTTAATGCCAACATCCATCGTATTTAGCGCGGTGCTGTTAATGGGCGTGCTGGTGGCTGGGAAGTCTACGAAGCCTGCGGCGTATGGTCGAGTGTATGGCATAGGTTAACTTGTGCGTCCGATCCAAGCGATAGAAAATCCGCATTGCTGCGTTCCGCTCGTTGCCGCTTGAATAATTGGAAGCGTTGAGCCAGTAAAAGAGATTCGCGCTGTGACGTATTCGGTAGCAGCAAACGACTTGATTGTTGTTACACATCCACGAATCAAGTTTGATGTTGAAACCGTTGTCGTGTTGTCTGCCAAAATAGCATTGCCATTGGCGTAGATATACGGGCTATATTGTGTTGCTGTACCCGTAAACGTTGCCGCATAATTGAAAACTACAAGATAGATACCAGCGGTCTGGATTGTTAGTCGTGCCGGGTTTGTTCCACTAGACCACATTGACCCTACGTTATAACCCGACTGTGCCGCAGCCGACGAGTCCCATACAATATCCGCATTACTTGTGTAGGCAAGGTTCGCCGTCAATCCGACGCGAGCAGACGCTAGGGGCGGCTGGTTGTTGATCCGTGTCTCATGGTCGATGACATCATTGACGAGCACGTTGTAATCCGCAGCCGGAAGCGTTTCACCAGCAATATGCGTATTAGGAGCCGTATACGTCATGAAATTAGTCTACCACCCCAACACCTAGTAGAGAGCAACAACAGTCGTCGCGGTAGTACCAGTCGCATACACACGCGACACTCGCAACGGATAAATAAACCCGGTCTGCAACTGAAGAATCACAGCAACCGTATCGCCCTGCATCATAACTTTTACTGGACAAGAAGCAAGCGCACTATGAACATTAAGTCCACGCGAAACCTCAGTAAGATCAACCGTGTCACTAGGCGTAACTGCAACAGCACGAGTATACGGCGCGCGAGTAGCGTTACCATTCTGACTAAAGTTATTAGTGGGCACTAGGAGCACCACCCATCACACTAGGAGGAGTGGGGGGCATCGGCATAGCCGGAGTAGCAGGAGCGCCACCCGTGTCCGTATTGCTACCACTCATCATTGGACTCATCGGTGTAGACACAGCCGCCTCGCCAGCCGGATTAGCCGTAGGAAGCGACGCAACAAGCATCATGATCTGCTTCTGCATTTCCTCTTGCATGATCTGCATCTGACGCTGATGATCCATCATCTGCATCGTCTGAGCCTGCGCCAACTGGCTAACACCCGGAAGCGCTGCAACAGCAGGAGGAACCATTCCGCCCGGAGCAGGAGCACCCATGGGCGCACCCATCGGAGGAGCCATAGGAGCGCCCGTTGGGGGCGGCGGAATCATTGGACCGGCACCCATCATGCTTGGAGGAACACTCATGCCATTATCCTATCATGCCGACTTAAGGAACGAACTAATTTGCCACTGAAACATCTGATGCGTATCGAGACGATCAGCAAGAAAATTAAGAATGCCTTGTTCTCGATACTTATCGGCACAATCAATCGTATTCTTGTACTGGTCAATAAGCGCCGTGTTCATGTCGCTAAGGCAACCAAGCATTTCTTGCACATTATTGCACTGGTCTGGTTGACCAAACTGAATATCAACCATCTGGTCTAGTTTGCGAATATTCTCCGCAAGTCCATCGAGCGAATTCCACGCATCATTATAAATCTTATTAAAGAACTTGTGGAACTCTGCAAAGTCTGGGCCGACAACGTTCCAGTGAAACTGGTGAGCAGTAATGTAATACTCAGAGACATTATCTAACAAGTCTTGTAGTTCAACGGCAAGCGCGCCTTGCGTTTCTGGCCCCGTATTGGTGGTGTTTGTTCCACTTTGAGTATCGTTTTGGTTTGTGTCGGTTGGTGTTGCGTTTCGGGGTGTAGTGTTTTTGGTTGGCGTTGCGTCCGTATTGTTTGTGTCGTTCTGCATGGACATGTTCATGTCGCTTTGCGGATTCGACATGGCATCCATTTGTGCTTTGTCGTGCGACATGGGCTTCATTTTCATTAGCGCGATACTAATGGTTGTGTTGTTCTTTTTTTTGATGCGGTCAATCGGAGCCATTACTTGCCCTTTGCCTTCGCAGCAGCACGACCCTTAGCCTGAATATGCTTCCATCCCTTAGCGCCATACTTGCGACGCTCAATCCAAGCAGCAAGCGCATTCGGGTCACGAGTACCTTTCTTCGCAAGACTCGCAGCAAGTTTCTTAAAGTTGCCTTCTTTGTATTGCGATTCGGGAACGGGCTGCTTCATACGAACACTATACCTAACGCTTCCCAAGAACAAAACGTGGCGCGCGCTTCTGAAGATTAGACTGCGGCTCAGGCTTCTTACGTTCCGCCAACCTGATAGGCGTAGTGCACTCTTGCTGCCACACAGCCTGCGCACCACCCATCGCCATCACAAGATCATCGTGACAACCCTCGTCTGCCTCTGGGCGCGGCTCCTTGCCATTACGGTCGCGGAATACGAACGTGCGAATCTCATCAATAAGCGCTTCGCTTTTAATTCGGTGTGGCTCGTCACGAATGGCAGCCTGCAAAGCGCTTAGCATCAGGGGCCTTGTGGCGCTTGTCGTGTTCCAGCCTAGCGTTAGGTCTAGATTCGAGTTTACGCCGATGGGATTGCGTGGACGCCAGATGCGCGGGTACCCCATTGTGTTCTTTAGTTGGGTTAGGACGGCCGTTCCCGGTCCGTTGCGTTCTACTGCGATTATTGCATCATTATAGAGGCGTCCTAATCGGGCGAGATCATCTGCAAACTCGTCTACGTTGGCCCGATACCGGATTTCGGCTACCTGCTCGCCAGTATCTTGGCGTAGCACTTCTGCTACAGAGTAATCCGACCCCGCACCCGACCCAATACGTGATTCTCGACGTTCATACTCGTCAAATGACACTGATCCCGCAACATCCGCAAAAATTAGGTAGCCTACGCCTGTTTTTGGCAACTCCCACATGCGCATTCCACCCTTAGAATCATCATAAAACTCTACTCTGCCGCCGGGAACGGGCATTCCGCGCACAAAACCGCGTTTTCTTGGCTCTGTTGGGACGATTTTTTCTAAAAATTGGAAGTATTGGCGTCCCGTTGTTTCCGAAAACTCGCCCAAAACGCGAATCTTGTACGCAGCAGAGTCTTCACCCCACTGTTGTTTGGCGTCCTGCACCCATTCTTGCGTAATTAGGGCGCGTTCGGCCTCTTTAGACACTCGTTCGCCCGTATAACAAGGAGCATCAAACGCACTAACATGAACCTGATACCAATTAGAATCCTTTTGGAACGCCTTATAGAACGTTCCCGCTGGCCTAGTCGGGTTCCCAATCAAGAGTACGCGCGCTTCATCAGCGGTAAGGAAACCCTCGGACGCTTCGTAGATAGCCTCATCAATGCCACTTGCTTCGTCAACGACGAGCATCATACGAGGGGCATGATGACCTTGGAATCTTTCAGGCTTATCCGTCGAAAGTCCCATAGCGAACCAGTCCGACCTAACTTCAAGGCTCGACTTGAACATTTTGCCGAAGGCGTCTTTGCCGCCGGGGATCTTGGAGTGGCGTACCGCTATTTCGCGCCAGAGGAGTTGCTCGACCTGACTCCACGTTGGTGCGGTAGTGATTACGCGGCATGGTCCTTCTGTCATAAAATCTAGAACAGCAGTGGCAGCAGTGGCCGTCTTTCCAATTCCGTGGCAACTCCGCACAGCAACACGCTTGTGTTTGCGGAGGGCTTTGAGGATTTCTTGTTGTTTACTCCACGGATCAAAACCAAACAGGTTCTTGGCTTTCCACACTGGGTCCGCCATTTTGGTGCGTAACTCTAATGCTTGGCGCTGCTGGTCGTCCACTACTACTCCATTCGGGCTGGTCGGCCCCGGAACTGGACACTAATTATTATGTGTACTTGTGAATCTTAACTTTATGTTTAGCAGGAGCCGTCTTAGAAGCAGCAACAAGCGTAGAAGCAAGCGCTCTCTTTGGGGCGGAACGACTCGTGCCAGCGTTCTGTCCAACGGCGGGCGCATCAACATTTGACTTAGTGCCCGTTCGCGTATCACTATGCGGCTGAGGAATATCAATGTAACGCGCCGAAACTCCCTCACCAATCTTAGTCGTACCAGCAATGTTCTTACCAGAACCAGTCGGCTCAGTAATACCATACGTTTTCGAGCCGGGACGCGAATGAAGAGGGGCGGGACGCTTAGTTTCCGTCTTCTTATACGTCATCGTCCCCGAACCACGCGGACCCTCAAGACTCACACCAGTCTTATTGTACTCCTTAGGAACAAGAGGACTCGCCGTATCAGCAGTATTGGGACGCTTATAAGGAGCAGAGGGACTTGCCATACAAGAATCGTATCAGACCCTCACGCCGCACCATCAGACTCAACGATAACATTCTCACTAGGAATCTCCAACGCAGCACGAGCCTCCTCAATCGGGATCTGAGCCAACTGCATCAACGACAAAATCTGTGGACCAGCCTCAACCTCCACACGCTCCTGCTTATGAAACCCAAACGAACGCTCCAACTGCCACGCCGCAGGCTTCCAATCACCCTCATCAGCCGCCTCACTAATAATCCTCAGATTCTTCTTCATATGCTCCTTACGAGCATCATAAAACTTACGAGCAAACTTGACACGCTCAACACTCGTACCACCATGCCCCGTCTTACCATCCTTCCCCTTCTTCAAAGCCGACAAAAACACAGCCTCATCAACACCAAGCACACGCGCAATAGCCGCCTCAAACGCACCAAGACGCGCCATCTCAATAGCCTCATCCATCTGCTCAACCGACAACTCGCCAATAGTACGCGACGGCAAATAATTCTTCACAAGAAAATCATCCTTACCAAGACCATACGAATCCTCCAACACAGCCTTATCATCCCGAACCTGCTTCAAATCCGCACGCTTCGTCACCAGTGCTCCAACCCTTCAAGATTAACCCTAATACCAGTCAACAAACTAAACGACACCCACGCATCATACTCGCACGCAGCAAAGACACGCAACACACGACGAGGAGAATCCTCAAACACACAACGAAACACCCACTCCGACCACCCATAAAAATCATCATCACCCATAACAACATGATACAATCAGAAGCAACCCGCCCCACAAGCGGAGATCGCCCGTCAGAGGGGCATCGGCGCAGCAATGCCCAACCCTCACCAAATATCGTGCATACACACGAAATATCGTGCAAAGCACACCAACGGATTGCTGCCAGCGACAACCAGACAAGTCGCAACAAGAACACACCGCACCCAAAACGCGGCCCCACGAGGGGGGGACTAGGGGGGGAGCAGAAAACCACATCTACTACAGCAAATGTGTCTGATGAAAATCATCTAAAGATTCATCAAACCACCCGAACAAGCCCATATAGAAAACATACCCACAACAAAACAAACCCTACGTCTACGGTGGTCGCGTCGCGCGGCGGGGGGGTTGGGTCACTGCGTGTGGTGTGTTGATGAGGTGCGTGCGGGGTGGCTAGGTGCAGGGTCGACGATTCGCGGCACGCCCACCGCATCGCATCGCGCGAACACTCGTACCCCCACAAGACAGCCGGGCTTTCCTCGTGTGTCTCTTTGTGTTGCGTGTGGCGTGTTGGTGCTGTAGTGTTGTAGGTGTAATCAAACTACTGGGGTGCGCCGCTGGCGTGCCCGTGACCGGGAGGTCAGTCATGAGCGGAACACGGAACACGATCGAAGGGTTCGCCTACTGCGAGCGCTGTGCGGGGAAGGGCTTTGTGGAGTGCTCGCACCCTGAGGCTGATGACCTCATGGAGTGCGGCGATTGTGATGGGCGCGGTCTGGTGGATACGCGGGAGCATTTTTCCCCGGCGTTTGCGGCGTGGCTTGCGGGGGTGAAGGCATGATCCCCGCCGACACCGAAGCCCGCGAAGCCCGCGAAGCCCGCGAAGCGTACGTCGCAAAACAGGAAGCCGACCTCATCAAGTGGGCGGAAAAGCAGAACGCAAACCGGCACTTCGACGCGCTCGGCTATTGGCCCAGCGACTATCGCCCTGAGGGGGTGAAGGCATGAGCCGCACGCGCGAAACACTGGCGGAATGGACTCAGCGGGCGGATGCGCGCTCGGCTGAGTATTCGGCAATGGCGGACGCCGCCGAAATGTCCGCGACGGACGACGGTGACGTGTGCGAGTCTTGTGAGCACTACCGGACGGCGTACGCTTGCGGCGCTGACGCCAAGTGCATGAATTGTTCTGACGACTAGCCCCCGGCGAATCTAGCCCCCTCGTGCCACGTTGGGCGGGGGGGCTTTTTCGTGGGCGCGATCATGGCACGAGAAAGCCCGCCCCCAATCGTTGCGGGGCGGACTAGGTGGTGCGGGTGCTAGTGGCGGTCTAGGTAGTCAGTCCACGCGCGCGCCGCTTCCCTATCCGAATCCCGGGATTCCACAACCTGCGCGACGACTAGGCAGAGGCAAGCCAGTAGGCCGGCGGTGGTGAGGTAGATCAGTGGGGCTAGCATTGGGTCTCCGTTTCGTTGGCGTTCGCTGTCACGTTCGCCACGCTAGCCGGTTCCCCTTTCCCGTTGCACTTAGGGCAGGGCACTAGCCGCATCCCGCTACGGTGCGAGTGTTCCACGATGCCGTAGCCGTCGCACTTCGCGCAGTCTGTGAGGGTAAGCAGACCTGCTCCACCGTTTGCGGGATCGTCTGACGCCACGATGACGGCCAACCAGTCTGCGAACGATTCGCCCGCGTTCATGCCGTCACCCATTCCCCGATTCGCTCCGTCATTGTGACTATCGTTCCGGGCTGTAACGTTCTCAATAATTCTGCGCGCGTCATTGTGCGCCGCCTTCCATAGTTAGCACGCTTCGAAGCGTGACGGTTTTACCAAACCGGGCGGGGTACTGATCGCATACGCTCAGCGAGTCCCAACCCGGCTCATTCGCGTGCATCGTGGCGAGAATGTCGCCAATGGTATTCCGGTAGTGTGGCGGGCAGTTTCGCACACCTACGATTAGGCGCACGGGTTCCACGTCGCACCATATTGGTACCAATAGTTTTCGGCGCGTCATACTGCACCACCCGTCAAGCGGTGCCAGTACGTGGGCGAATCCTGACGAAACATGGCTACCGATTCGCGCCGCGTGTAGCCGTAATAGACAATCTCTACGCGGTAGCCTTCCGCGTCCTCACCACTGACGCGGATAGCGCCGCTACCGTCTACGCGTTCGCTGTAAACGTCTCCCGCGTGCGTCCTGTAGTTGCTCATTATTTACCACCATTCTGTAGGTAAGATTCTGCCTCTGCTACGGCGTCAGCCCCTAACGCGCGTTCCATCATTCCGATAACCTCATCGGCAACACAAATGAGGGCGTAGCGTTCGCGGCTATGCAACATAAACCGTTGCGATTCTGCAACGTCTAGCAGCGTACGCACGTAGTCGCATAAGCCGGGGCGCTTATGGTTAGCGGGCGCTATCCAGTCGCATCGATTCCACATATCTTCGATGTCGTCAGACATTGTCGCTGCCCTCCGAATAGTACGGGTCACAGATCCCGGGATAGATAACGTGGTTGCCGCCGTTGTCCGTTTCGATGTCCCAGCCTAGAGAACGACACAAGGCAACCATTACCAGATGCGCTTCCCATTCGGCGTTAGTCATTGTCTTTGCCTTTCCTTTTTTTATTCGATCATGAGCCCGGGCGATGGCAAACCGGAATAAATCCTGATTATCTTTATCGAATGCGCGATCCATCATCGCGCGTTCGATCAGCGACAATGCGTCGCAATCAACCACTAGCAAGTCTTCCACCGGGCACCCCCCCCACGAACCATCGGCGGGCGAGTACCAATATATATGAGTGGTGGTCATGCCGAGACCCGCAGATCTAGCGCAATGGTGCCTAGCCTGATTAGTTCCGATTCCAACTCGTCTACCGTTGGCGCGTCCGGGTAGAGTTGCGCCTGATGACTAGATCGATTATCTAAAATCTGCTCGGCGTCATACTCCGTAGCCACTTCCAATAGTCCGGCACCATCGCGCCAACGTAGCGCCACGGTTGGCACCTCAATAGCGGCCAACTCTTCGCACGCTTCCGTAAACGCATCGCGCACCGCCAGATAAGCACACACGGCAATTCGATCATTGATCGATGCGTCAGCGGCAACATAGTCGGAAACCTCATCCTCACGGTTGTAGACGTCGCTAGAATCATCGAAGAGTTGCCGCGCACGATAATAGTAGATAACCGCACTGCAACCGTCCGCGTAATCGTGCGCCGCATCGAATGCGTCAAACGATTCCCCCCGCGCCATTGCGTATGCCCACGCTTCCAATGCGTAGGCGCGTGCGTCCGTTCGCTCACTGTACCACGTAACCCGTTCCGTACCCATGACGTGCTCCCTTATTTCGATTACAGGGAAAGCATACGCCTAGCCGACGCGCCGCGTCAAGTCCTCACGCTAAGCAACTCATGTCACTAATGGGAACAAGGATCATCAACTCCAAATCGTTCGGTGCGCCCGTGCGGTCGGTGCGTCCAGCCATAGTGCTTTTTCGAGCGTCTATTTTGTTGATGGGCTGGTAGAGAATGGTGTTGGTGAAGCGTGCTATGAAGATTGCGGGTACGTCTAGGCCGGTTGATGCTTGTAGTAGGCGGAACCATTTGTGTGCTGATAGGTAGATGGTGGGGTATTGGGTGCTGGGGTTGTTGCGGGTTTTGAGTTCTGCGATGAAGACGGTGCGTCCGTTTTGGGTGCCGGTGTAGTCCCATGCGTCGAGGTATCCGGTGCGGTGGACTTGGCAGTTCCATTTGGTTTCCATTAGTTCGGCTATTTCGTTTTCGCTTGCCGTGTCTTTGGGGCGTGTGCGGATCACGGCTTAGTACCAGCGTTGTTTAGGTTGCAGTGCTCTAGCGGCAGCCCGTGTGCTTTTTAGGTGTGCGCGGTCTAGTCGTCGTTGTAGGGCTGCGGCTTGCTTGTTTTTGCCGATGGTTTTCTTAAGCATTATTCGCCGCCGTACATTTTGATGTTGCGGTCGTAGTATTCTGGTGGGTCTTCGATGCTGCGGCAACACTCACAGTACGGCGATGCTTCTGCTTTGTCGAGTCCGCTGAGGATTGCTTTGCAGGATCGGCAAGTGTTGTTGTCCCACACCTCAGACAAGTGTGGGTGGGTGTCGATGATGCTGAGCATGATTGCGTCAGTTGCTTCTTCGTTACCTGTGGCGTGCATGATGCTGCGCCACATGGTGCGATACAAGGACGATTGGCTCAATGGTTCAACGATGGTGCTCATGCGTTCTTCTCCTTGTGCTGCCGGTTTGCGTTATTTAGCCCCTCTTCATACGCTATAAGAAGAGCGCAGCGAACGCGCTTTTCCGTACTACACCGCGCGCCACCCGGCAACCCTTCCATCCACTCTAACTCTTCCCATTGTGCCATTGCTTTGTCGAGCGACACTGTTGCTTCTTTTAGCCAATCAGTCATGTTCTGCCTCCTGCTTTAGTTGTGAGGAACAAGATGAGTATTACAAGTATTCCGTAAGAAATCAAGTCTCGCATTACGTTGTCCTTCCATTCTCCATTTGTGACAAATGCTACACGTTCTAGTCCCAGATAATCTCATCATCAGGCTTGATGATGCTAATCGAATCATCAATGGGGTTGCCTTGGTTCTTGATTTGATCCCATGTGACTGTGATCTTTTCGCCTAGTACGAGTTGTCCCTGTACGATGTCGAGCCTGTTCGATGACACTTCGCCTTTATCTCTCACTCTCCTCTTGAACTCTGAGAATGGGATTGGGTGGCGCTTGTCGTCTTGTTGGCATTCGATTGAGCAGAACACCCATCCGCGCGTGTCCTCTAGCCACGCAGACACGCCGCCTCTGCTAAGTGGCTTGTCGCACGCCGTGCACCACGCTAGGACAACGGTTGGTGTCGGATCGTACCTGTGTTTTAGTGCTGCCCAGCCCGCGCCGCCGCGCAGCCCGTTGATGTCTGCGGCAACGCGGATGCGTAACGCTCCAACACTGTTGACTGGTTGTCCTTGTGCGCGATACTTGTCAATGACTTCGCCGAGTTTGTCTTCTATTGCTCGGTCGAGCCAGTGCTCATCCACGGTGCCAGATAATTGTTGCGTATGCGATGGCGATAGCGTCTGCGGCATCTTGATTCTCCGGTGCGTCTATTTCGTATTGTTTGCAAATGTTTGTAGACCACTCCATGACGGGTTCTTTGCCGCCCTGTTTGATACCACACGCTGCTCGCCACTGTGTAGCGGTAAGGACTTTCTGGTCAGAGTCGGGCCACAAGTAGTCGGCAATGCTTTCGACTTGTCCTAGTGCCATTGCTGCCCTAATGCTGCCTAGTTTGTTGATGCCAACGAACACTGCTTCTGAGCCAACGTGGTCGATCTTGAAGTCTCCGAGCGCGTCTTCCATTGCTTCTGCGCGCATTCCCGGAGTGACCCATTCTTTTGGTTTGAATAGGATTACGCCATGTGCTGTTGGTTCTAGTTCGTCTGTTACGACAGCCCAACCGATACGGAGAGGGCTTACGTCTAGTCCTACTGCAAGTTTGCTCATGCTTGTTCTTTCTGTTCGGCAAAGTGTTTTTCTAAATAATCGTACGCAGCATACAAAACTTCTCGTACTTCGCAGGTGGTACAACCACAGAAAGGCGCGCAAGACGGGTCGTCTTCGCTTTCTTCCGTGCAAAATAGGTGGCATTGCTCTAGGTGCTCAGCCGCAACCGTGTGTGCTTTTGCCCAATAATCGACCGGCTCACTCACCGTGCACCACCCGCATCATTGCGAGGTACAAAATCAAGTCAAGTACCTCCTCGTGCGCCTCTCGCAAGAAGCGACTCTTATTCCAATCCTCCCACGCATCTTTATGCTGCGCATTACCAACCTCGTAACGAACACGAAGTTCGTCAGCGTCAACAACAAGACCCGTAACCATATTTCCCGCAGCCAAGACAGCGCCTTGTAGTTCCGCATTAATATCTTTCCATTCACTCATCGTTGCGCATCCTCAATCTTAGCCTTTGTAATGTTCTTAGTAGTTAGTTTCGTTTCACACCAGAGGCACACTTTGCGTGCGTTCAATAATGTTTCCGCGTTACACGTATCACACCACACCTTCACGAGCCGAGCCGAACGCGAAGGCCACCATTGTTGGCGGAGTGTTGCATGGCGTGCAGGATACTTGTCACATAAGCGTGACGCCTAAGGTGTTCAACTGCCATATACCTTTCCTTCAGCAAACGATTGAGGGCTAGTGTGATTGGGTCGGGGTCGTGCTTGAAGTAGAAGTCAACAGACCTGCCCTGCGACTGGACAGATACAAAGCGTTGCTCTTGGTTCCAGTGCAACTTCACGTACGGATTCGTCATGCCCCCCGACACGTCTAAGCCAATTGTGATGTTCTTTTGTGGACTTTTAGATTCGTATGATGCTTTCATGTACGCCACTTCGCGCTTATCAGAAATGATAAGTGCCGTCGTGTCGTTCCCCTTAGTCTCGCACTCGACGCTTGTGGGGCGCTCGTGGTAGAAGTGGTAGTGATAGAGGGCTACGTCGTGGCATAGCAAGTCCCAGATAGCGCCCTCTTGTTTTGCTGGGGTTGATACGAATCTTGCACTCATCATGCTTGTTGGTGTTGCGACCATTGCATCAATCTGCTGGTCTATGAAGTCGCTTTCTGGCGACCAGAGTGACGTGTAGTCCACCATAAAGAAAACACCTACAGAGTTAGCGACGCCATGTAAGAAGTACACGTCCTCCATACAGAGCGCCCCCGGCTTTGCACACAAGACGTGCTTTCCATTCAGCATCGCCGCATACGCGACGCTACGGTGCATAGACGGCGGCGTGGCGATCACAACAGCATCATGCTCAACGTTCTTCGCTAGCGTCTCGTAATCGTGCCCGATGGTAGCGCCACGCAAGTCCTTGAAGTTCTCGTAGTTCGGCTCGACAATGCCGACGACCTTGAACTCCGGGTTACTCATCATTCGCTTGCGATACAGCGAACCGAAGTAACCATTGCCAACGAGGATGACTCTCATTTCCACGTCCCCTCTCCGGAGAAACCGACGAGTGGACTGCATAGCCACGCCGTGTACCCATTGCCCGGATACGTCTTGTTTGCCCATTTATAGAGTCGCCATGCAGCCCACAATTGTTCAACCGGACTAGCCTTAGCCATGTTGTCCGGCTGTCCCTTGCGTTTGAAGTCGCTCCAATTCAAACCAGTCATTCCCATTCCGCCACGAAAACTCCAATTGTATTCTTGGTGCCACGCAATGCCGTGCCACCCGCCACCATTACGAGACGGCTGCTCACACTTGGCGATAGCAATGAACGTCTTGTAGTGGGGCGGGTAAAGAGTGTCGTTCCTAGTGGCTGGTGATGGTCTTGTCGATGGCATGGCGAACTCTGGCGAAAACAGGGCGAGAATTATGCAGATAATGCACGCTATGACAATAAGGATTGTCGCCCGCATCAGAAGGGAATATCGTCATCGGATGCGGCGGGATTAGGAATCGATGCCTGTGCGGACTGGTCGTCGTCCTTCTTACCAAGCATAATCAGGTCGCCACCAACGAGAGAGTGACCACTGAACTTTGCGCCGTCCTTCTCCCACTGTCGCCACTCGATACGCGCACCAGCAAGACAGATGTGACTGCCCTTCTTCAAGTATGTCGCAGCAACTTCTGCCGTCTTACCGAATACGGTTGCGTCGATGTATCCCGGCTCGTCCTTCTTGTGGTTCCAAGCCAAGCGCAGACGAGTGTAGGTCGTCCCGCTCGACGAGACTTTCTGTTCCGGGTCTTGCGTCAGGCGACCAATGATCGTGCCTTGAAACATGCTACTCATTTTCTTCCTCCAATAGTCATCGGAATGACTGTCTGTGTTGCCGCTCCATGCGGACAACGATTGTAATAGTCGCAATACTTAGCCGAACAAACCCAAGCATCCCGATCCAACCCGGTTGGCGCAAAGTCTCCAGTGGTACACCAGTGCTCAAGGTCTTTCATCCAACCACTGATCCGACTAAGTACCGTGTCCCGGTTAGGCGTAGCAACATGCGTTGCGCCCACCTCGATCTTGCCACCAAGCCGAGCGTGCCTCCAGCCGACAGCCCTTACGTCACCATCGGCAAGGATGCTATAGATTCCCAACTGTGCGTCGCGCGCGGCTTCTGCTTCTGTCCACTTTTTCCTGCCAGACAAACTACTCTTCACGTCCGTCACGCACACGCCACCGTCAACCTCTTCAATAAGGTCGATGTAGCCGATGAGTTTGGCGTCTGTCTCTTCGAACTCTCGCTCGACAAACACTTGTGTGTCGATGGGGACCATGCCAGCAGTAGAGTCAACATACGCCCTTAGTGCCGTTGCGCCACGATCAAGGATATCTACGGGCGCTTCAGACAAGTCGTAAGCAATCAGTTCCCCGTCACGACTCTCTTCATTGGGGTTTTCCCACTCGCGCGCAAACACATCCATGTAATCCTCAACAGGCTTATCGCCAATGAGACTATCGTGGTACGCGCGTGTGGCCTGATCGAACGCTATGCCGGCGAGGAGACTTGCGCCTACTGTGCCGCGAACCTTCTCAATGTAACGATAGTAGAACTTCATGCCGCAACCCGCGCGTCCGAACGCTGTGTTGAACTTGGATGCGCTTACTTCTCGATTCGGGATGTTCGTCATCGCTCCATCAACTCCTTCATTAGTTTCTTATTATTGTCTCGCCGTACTCGAACAGCAACATACCGCTTTACCACTTCCGTGTCAAGATCGTGAAGATCCCACCCTTTCCGAATGCCCATTGCGCCAGTGTTCTTGCCAATCAACTTAGCGGGAGAACCAACAACTTTCTGATACGGCAAAACATCGTCAAGAACCCCACTGTTTAAGCCAATCATGGCGTGTTCTCCAACGATTACCCACGGGTGCGTAATCACTCCCTGCCCGAACGTCACACCATCACAAAGAATCGTATGACCCGCAAGCAAGGAGAATGGGGCGAGGCTACAGTTGCTTCCAATTTCACTATCGTGACCAATGTGACACCCCGCCATTAGTAGCGTGTCGTCCCCAACATACGTTTCGAAAAGAATGCCTTGATGAATCTGTACAAGTTCTCTGACACAAGCATCGTTGCCAACGCGTACTCCCCTGTGGAAACGCTTGCCGGTTACTGGGGATGGGTAGACGCCACGATACTGGGGCGGTGCTCCAATAACGGCACCGTGCCCGATGTATGCGTCTTCGCCAATGAATGCTGGCCCAATAATGATGGCTGTGTCTTCTATCGTTGCTCCCCGGCTGATGGTGACTGGTCCGTGTTCGTCTTCGACAATCATGTTGCCAACAACTTTCGCATCCGAATAATCTCGTTGACTATATCCAGCATTGCCGAACTTGTTAGCACAGGGCCGCGCGGCTTCAGGGGCCGCAGGCCCTCGGCTTCACCCGGTTCAAGCGCCCACGTATTACTGCTCCATTCTTCCAGCAGAACTTCATACTCGCGTTCTTCTTGGACGGCAGCGATTAGAGCCGGAAGTAACTCGTCAATTGTTACTGGCGCGTGACTACTCATGCCGTCAACTCGCGCATCACAAGATCCAACTCCATACACCTTGCCCCAAGAGTTTCGGCAAGGGCCTCGTAGACTTTCGCCTGCGTAATCTTGCCCTCTGGCAAATAGCCGTGGATACGGAGGATCTTCCCATACTCTGCCTTCTTCTCTGGCGGCAACGCAGCAAAGAACGCTCCAGCCGCCTCCATCCACACTGGCGTCGGATCAATTACCTTGCCATCCCCATCCTCCTCAGCCGCATCCAATACAAGGACAGCCTCGGTAATCATTGTCTCGACGATCTCGTCTCGTTCCTCATCAGACGCTTTAATAGTTAGCGTATTAGAGGAGGGGAGGGAGACGACCGAGGAGGCCACCTTAGAGGGGAAGTCGTCACCCTCCCCGCCATTGTTACCAGACTCGAAACCTAACTCGTCTGGCGTGTAGATACTACCACCAATAACTTCAGGCATAAAAGCATTCACGCCTTCGGTAACTGCGCGAGCGGTGCGCATCTGGCGCGGATACTTCTGCCACGTTCCGCGACCGGCAAGTCCCATGCGCTTTGCGTCTTCAGTGTCGCACTTGCTAGTGCCGACAACCTCGTTGTTGATAAGCCATTCCATCTCAACACACTCGTCGTCTCGTCGCGTGTAACGAAACGAATACCTGTCTGTGCCGTGCGGCCCGGTAAACATGCGGACCTTCGACAAGATCAACTGGTACGACAGGGTTGGCTTGCCCTCAACGATGTGAACATCGCTAATGCCTTTCATGCCAAGGCCCATTTCGCGCGCAATCTGCAACTTCACGAACGCTTGCGACGCTTCTCGAATGTCCTTGTAGTAACCCGACGCTGCGAGTGCTGCTGCAATACGAGCAGTTACGTCAACGCTTTCCATCGTTGTCAATTCATTGTTCATCACGGCCTCCTAGCCTTTGATTAGTTCCACTCTACATGTTCTTCGCGCGTTGCGCAAGTCGTTCGGGTTCTCCCGCTCGAATCAGCACATACGTTTCGAAGCAATGCGTTAGGATGCGCTCCGCCATTTCCGGTTCGCCCGCGCGAAGCGCATCCAACGCCCATCGAACATCACGAGCCATGCTCGCTAACTCGTTATCGTGCGGTCCAGTCATTTGCCGTCTTCAGGTACGCCGCAGCGACACTCACGATTAGAGTCACTGCACTTGCAACGTCCGCTGGGATCGTCACTCCCAACTGGCCCATTACGAAGACAATCACTAAGGTCACCGCAGCACCGATTGCTGCTGCCCCAACTTTTGGATTCAGATTCATTCTTCACCTCCCCCACTTTATAGGATCACTCTGTATTGTACGCCAGCAGCAGTCGTCATACCATTGCCTTCCGACGGCTCGCGCATCGTCATCTCAATAATTGGTGGTCCAATTACGCGACCAGTTTTACGACGAAAACCCTTACGCGCTTCCCACGTGTCGTGCGCCTCTTGTCCACCCTTGGTGTCTACGCGACCCAACTTATACGAACCACAGTGCGCGACAACTCGTTCCCAGTCTCGAATCTTCGTTGGCATGATGCGGAGCGATGGGAAAATATGAGCGAGCCGGTCGTGCGAATGTCCGCGTAACACCACGTCAGCATCAGATTCGCCTAGGTGCTTTTCTAACTGGTTAACTTTAGCGCCCGTTGTGCGTCCGCCCTGCCAGCCGTGATGCAAATCAAACACGGTAATGTGTTCGCCTCCAGCAGCCTTGCTACTGTCGCGCTTCCACTGTACGCGCAGATACCCGCCATAGCCGAGGTATTCGGTTCCCAGTTGTCCGGCGATCTCCGAACCAATCTCTCGATCCATCTTAGAGCGAATCGTAAACTCGTGATTGCCCGACAACCAGCACCAGATCTTATCGCGGATAGGCATAAAGATCTCTAGTGCGTGCGCAACTGTTTCCGATGGGATGCCACCTTCGGCGTGCATGGCGTCCTTGTATCGTTCGGGCCACATGCCCGCTTGGAAACGCTTATCTCGCCAATCAATCAAGTCTCCAACGTCGCCAAGGAAGATGACGCGCGCGTTCTTGTCTTGACGGATCTCTTCAACGTGCGCTCTAAGCAAGTCTTCGTCAACGTCGTCAGCGCCTAGGTGCGTGTCGCTGATGGGCCAAATGCGAAAGGTCTCTCCGTACTTGTACGTTTCAGTCACTCGTGCAACGCGCATATAGTTCTCCTCTTAGCGTTTGGTGTAAGTTACTTAACGACTCGGATGAAGGCAACAACAACGCTAGTGGTCTGGTTTCGAATGGCAACTTCTCCACCATCAGCAGGAGAGTTTCCGCTAGTGTTTCCCTCGATGGTTGTGAATGTGCCAGACGGAGTGACCGGTGTAAGGACAATGCCAATATGTTGCGGTACGCCAGAACCATCCCAACAGAACAAAACAATGTCTCCCCTAGACGCCTCGTGTTCCCCAATGATGCGCATACCAAGGTTGTGCCTTGCCGCGTCAAGGACAAACGGACAGTAAGCGTACCTATTGCCCTTTTCAAAAGCCTTGCTGCCAGCCGTAACAAAACAATACGTTACAAACATGGCACACCACGGACCAACAATGCCGTACCAATCGGAGAACATGACGCGGTTAGAGTTGGGTGGTGATTCTTTTACGCCAATGTACTGGCGAGCAACACTAATAACAGCATCAGCAAGCGGCTTCTTTTTAGCGCGCTGCGCAGCACGAACCCGCATAAACGGATTCGGCTTCTTCTTACCCGTCAAGTACGCTTCAAGATCGTTACCATACGTCGGCTTAATATCTTTGGTCGCGTAACCCAACTTGTACTTAGCCTCGCTACAAGCACGAGCAGTGATCTCTCCAAATACTTTGTCAATCTGCCCAACAAAATAACCATGATTCTTTAGCGTCTGCTGGGCAAGCCCAACGGAAGGGCCACGTGTAAGTGGCGTAGTTAGCGTCAGTGTTCTCATGTTATCTCCTCGTTGCTTACGCCACAAGACTACCACGCCTATGCGTAGAATCCTATTTTAACTTGTAACAACATGGCCGCCAAACCAAATAATCGCAGTAAGAAGAACGCCACTAAGAATCGTGGTAAGGATAACTCGCTGCATATACCGTGCTTTAATTCCACCAGTTTCCTCAGCGTTAAGCATCTCTAGGCCCGTCACGCGACCGTTCGTGCGCTTCACTTCTTCGTGAATAGCGGTTAGCGTCTTTTCCATCAACGCCAAACGATACAAGATGACTTGTGCGCCGTCGTCACTCATCCGAACCTTCTTACGCCAACAAGCCCACTGGCAGAACTAAGGTCACTAATTTTCACAACATCACCAGTCTGGGGGGCTTGCAAGAACTTTCCGTTGCCAACAAATATACCAACATGTCCGGGGCCTTGTGGTCCCATGTGAAAAAACACGAGGTCGCCGGGACGCATAGCGTTAACTGGTACGGGTGTTCCTGCGCGAAACTGGTCGTACGTTACGCGTGGAATATTAACACCCATTTTTTTATACAGGTATTGCGTCAGGCCAGAACAATCAAACCCCGACGTAGACTCTCCGCCCCACACGTACGGAATGCCACGCAACTGAAGGCCACCCCGAACAACAGCCGCACCAATCCTTGACGTGGGGGGAATCGGAATGTCATTCGAATACCCAAGCGCCTTGCCGGTCGCGGTAACGGCACCACTAGCGCCCGCCTTGGCCTTAGGGGAGCGAAGCCTACCCATCGGCGTAGACGGCGCGTTCAATAATGATTGTGCGTTCTGTTGAACAAGATCGGGAATCTTTGTATCAACCTGAACGGGCACGTCAATACCCGGCACTCTAATATGCGCCTGCTTCTCCAACGTCTGCAAGTTCTGACGAACCGCGAGCATCTTCGAGTTTGACAAGTTAGGAATGTTCATATAAGGTAGGGGGGGGTTTGGGGGGGGACCATAACCATTATGCCCTATCACATACGGTTTGATGATTTAGTCCATAAAGATAATCATCAAGCCTAACAACAACAGAAACCTCTGATAGTAAGTAGTACCTACAATAAGTGTCGTTACCCATTAGGATTCGCAATCGCTGGCGCTTGCATTTCAACTACAGGCGCAACCGGCTGACCAGAGTTCATCTGTTGAGAAATAATATTCTTCGTCTTCATCGTATTGCGCAACTCTTTCTTATACGTCGCAATTAGATTATTCATAGCCGCAGCAAACTGCGACTTCTCAACCGGACCATGACTCGTGATCCACGTAGGCGAACCGCCAAACAACATGCGCGCAGTCATGGCCAAAGCATTATTCGAAGAAAAGTCAGTCACCAATTGCAACAAGTCGCGGCCCGGAACATCACCAACGGCCTGCTGCGGACGAAACTTCAACGGCATTGCACCACCCGAACCACGCAACAACTTATCCGACTGGTTCCACAACAAGTTACCATCAGCAGCCTGACCAGAAGTAGTCACCGCAAGCGTAGACAACGGCATCATCTGCTGCACCGTATTCAAGTAATACTGCAACCCTTCACCCGTGTACGCACCAATCGGATTACCATCCTGATTCTTAACGTCCTGCAACAAATGAGCACCACCAATCTGCTGCGCCTTGCCACCACCACCCTGAATGGCACTAAACCCAATCTCAAACATGCCCTTAATCATCGGGTTAGCCATGCCAGCAAGCCAATTAATGGCCTGCGTGTCCGTGCCACTAGCAAGTTGTGCCGTTGTCGAGAACGGATTAAGGGAACCCGTATGCCACGCCATGATGTACTGCTGCGGAACATTATTAATCATTTTTTCTTCCATCATGATTGGGAGCACATCCATCATCCAGCCCGGATACACACCATGAGCAATCAGATACTCGTGACCAAGATCACCCAAACGCTGCAAGAACAATGCGCGCCCCGGATAATGAAGCGGCATCGTTACAAACGTCAAACGAATAATATGACGGTACCACTGGTGGAACGGAATAAGAATACGCAGCGTTGTATTAGCCGAACCGCCCGCATGAAGATCACCCAACCATTGAAAAGCATGATCCGTAAACGCAGCAGCCTGCTCAGCAATAGCCGGATTGTTTGGCACCTCAGCAGCAAGCATCTCCAAATACTTCTGCGCCTCATTGCTAAGAATCCTGCCACTCGTCCAGAACGACGTATTAGTCGCACGCTCAGCAGCGGGGATAGCCTTCGAATAATAGACAGCGAGACGACCAAAGTCTTCACTGATGCCGTTAAAGCGACGCATCGTATTCATCCACCACGCCAAAGCCGCAAACGGAATATCTAAACTAAGCCCAGCCTTAAGACCCGGAACCGGAATACTTGCCGTGGGAAGCCGACTGCGAATACCCGCAAACGACGCCTCGTTCGTAAACTGCGCACCATAGCCCTGCTGCAAATACTTTGGCGCAGTACCAAGATCGTGCCACAACTCCTTGTACGCCATATAGAACGCGCGCGGACCACACCCGGCAAGAGCCGCAAGAATCGCGCTACCACCAAGGTTTGCCGTACCCGTACGAGGAATAATGTTTAGCGTAAACGTACGCCACACCCTAGTCATCTTGTCCGCAACAGCCAGCCCGCCAGTAGGCCGATAAGAAATATCAGCCAACTTCTTTGTCATATCCTCATACAAGTAGCGTGGAATCACATAATAATCCCCACCAGCAGCAATCAAAGCAGAGTTCTTTTCTTCGCCCACTACACGAGAAAACAAGTCTGCAAGAGAGGCATTTGGCATGTTCTCCAACGAGGCAGAACCAACATGAATATCGTTAGGAATACTGATACGACGATCAGCAGAAAACACAACCCAATCATTAGCCGTCTGCGTGATCTCATTAAAAACATCAGTTCCAATATTGCCATGATAAAAAGACGCATCAAGAAAGCCCCGCATCTGCTGCGTCCAATTATGACTACCAACAATCGCGCCAGCAGCACCAATAGAACGCCTAAACAAATTAGCAAGATCCTCTTGACCAGCCGCATACTGTGCGCCAGTGTTTTTCATAAGCCGCCCCTTGGGAAGACCAGCCCCTGCAAGGGCATCAATGTTCTTAGTTTCAGCAGCACGACGCGCCCGACGACCCGTAACCTTAACCGCAGTCGGAACATACATAAGCATCTCACCACGCGCAACAAACGCAGCCTCAGACTCGCCCCGCAAACGCTTCATTGTAAACACAACATTCTTTTCCAACTGCAACGTCACGGCAATACTACCACTCGCAGCATCAAGAGCCGCACTAATTTGAGGAGTCGCAAGTACGGGACGACCACGCTTCATAATACGAATAGCCTCATTCCTCATCATCTTCGAAGCGTGCTCAGCCTCGCGCCGCAACCTACGCACAGTCACAATCGAAACAGGGCCACTTGAAATTGGACGAAGGGAAGGCTTGCCAACCCCAACAATAGACTCGCTAACAGAAAGCCCAATTTCGTGAGGATAAATGTATGTCGGAACGTAGTTGCTCTGATCGACAAGCACACCCCGATCAGTAAGTTTACGCATTGGAATCTTATCCATACCAGCACCAATTTGCGATGCCGACAAGTTTTCTGGGTCAATAAGTTTTGACGAAATAACCTGAACGGGAACAAACTGATTGTCCGTTGCCGCTGCCAAGCGGTGGTTCCCTTCGCTTACGTACCCATACCCAGTATTTGGGTCGTAATCAAGAATAATTGGATTGTTATATTCTTGCCCACGCAAAGCGCGAACTTTTGCATCACTAACAGCGTTACCCTCCATACCGCGCAAATCGCCAGCACGGACATACTCAACACTAACCCACCCCGGTCGCTTGTCCGAATAACGTTCTCGAAAGGTAGGATCAATTTTATTCCAAAAACGGCTTCGCATATCTTGAATAACGCTAGTTACCAAACCCTCAACCTTGGACCCAGTGGCAAGCGGCGCAGCCGCTCGATCCGCAACAGTCTGGTTAAGGGTCGCAGCGTACTCTCCACGCTTCTGAGCAGCCGCCAACAAGTCACCAGAAACACTCGTATCAATCGCCAACGCAGCAGTCTTTTTACCAGCATTAACAATCGGCGCATCCGGCGCATACGACTTCAAACCATTAAGCGTACGCTCCAACTTAACAAGACTTGCCTCGGCAGCAACAAGCGCTTGAACATCAGCCGCACTAACCGGCAAGCCTTGATCGGTCTTATTGCGAAGATCGCCAAGCACACGAAGAACATTCGGCAACGCAACCTTAGACTTGTCAGCAAAATTAGCAGCAGCCTTAGGATTACCAATAAACTGGTCAGCCTTACGAACAGCATCAAAACGCGTCTCAACATTATCAAGCACAGAAACAAACCCGGAAGGAGCGCCACGAGCCGCCTGAGACTGCTCAACAAGAGACTTAATCTCAGCATCAACCTCAGCAAGCCGCTTAGCCGCAGCATTAGCCTGAGCCGCACTAGGCGCAGCCGCACGCTCGGCAACCAATTGCTGTTCCAACTTACGCAACGCACCAACCTGCTGATCCACACGAGCAGCCGACTCAAACAACGAAACAGCATCAGGCTGCTGCACATTACGAAGCGCAGCAGGCGTAACAACACCCGACTCAACCTGAGCCAACACTCGATTTTGAAGCATCGCATTAACATCAGCCTCAGTAATATCATTCCCATACTTACGCGCAGTATTAGCAATACCAATACGAGCATTACGCAACTGAGCCGCAAGATCACCCTCACCAAGAGCAAGCGCCGCCTTCTCTTGACGCCTAAGAATAACCGTCAAAGCCTGCACGTGAACGCGATACATACGCGCATACTTACGAACACCACTAAGCGACCCCGCAGCACGAGCCTCATCCATCTTGCGCGCAGCATAAGCAATCATTGTCCCCTTGCGAATACGCTTACGATCAAGCGCAAGCAACGCCCTACGAGGCGCATTGCGAAGAGCAACACCAGCATTAGCAAGACCCTGCTCGCGCACCTTAGTACCCCGAACAAGAGCATTAAAATCTTGAGCAAACGTCTGAAAGTCTCGAACATACTTGTCCTTGACAACACCAGCCGCAACCTTAACGGCAATATCAGAAGGCTGCACAGTAATCGAAGCAACATCATGCTGATCCAAAATGTTTGTACGGTGAATCGTTAGCGACCCGTCAGCGTTAGGCGTAATCGAATCAACAATTGCCGGAACCGGCGGGTGCTTCTCAACACCATTTGCCGCAGAACCTATTGCCGAAGCGGGCCTAGGACCAGAAATATCAATAACATCATTAGGCGCAAGATCCGCATAAGTAATTTCCTTACTCTTACGACCCGGCAACTTAATCGAAAACACACGAGAAAGACCACGACCCGTCGGATCACTCATCCCATGAATAGCATCAATCATGCTCGAAGCAAGAGTGTCCGTCCTAGCAACCAGCGGAGCAGCAACATTACGAGCAGCATCAATCACACTCTGGTCAAGAGGAACATCGGCAAGTTGCTGATACCTATCAGCGTAACCCTTAAACAATTGTGCCTGCGCCCTATCAGTAGCAGCAGCCGCCTTATCAGACCAAATCTTGGCAATATCCCCCAACGAAACAAGCGCGCCACTAGCATCAGTCGGAGACCGCATCAACTCGGCAATAAGACGCTCACGCTGATGAAAACTAAGTTGCCCACCAAACTTACGCAACTGTGCCGTAGCCGCCAAACCGGACGCATCAGTAGAAGTAGCAATATGACTAAGCGCCTTATCGTACTGCTTCCTAACAACCCGCTCAGCAGCACCCCTAAACAACGACGAATCAGAACGCAACCCGCGCGAAACAAGCGAAGCCTTAGCGTCCAACGCCAAAGTACCAAACAAATTAGAACCTGTAGTACCAGTACGGGTAACAAGCGGAGCCTGACCCGGAAGCGGAGGCTGCTCCACATTAACCGTACGCCCAACACGCGCACGCTCACCCAACGCAGCCAACCGACTCCCCTCAGCAGGAGCAGGAATAACAGCAGCAATGGCACGCTGCGGAAGCGTCTCGCCAACACCCGTAATAGTACGAGTAGCAGCACCAGCACCCTTACCCGAAACATGAAGAGCACCAGACGCCAACAATGCGGCATCCACAGGACGCTCACGAATAAACGCAGACGTCGCAGGCATAAACCCGCGCTTCTGAACATCACTCCAATAATAAGTATACGGCTGCACAAACTGCTCACCAATACTCGCAACCTTATGAATATCACCATTCTTAGCCGCATCAAACAATTGTCCAGCAACAGAAACAAGACCAGCAGGCAACGAAGCCAACTGGCCCTCCTGCCGCGCAGCATTAGCAAGCGCCTCCGAAACAGCATTCGTAGACATCGTAAAAGCACGACGAGCCAAATCCGCATCAGAATACTGACGAGGATCAGCAATCGCCCAACCATTCTTCTTTGCCAACTTCAACAACATAAACCGGCTACGCTTACCCAACGGCCCCAACGCAACCTGATCCTGAACAGCCTGAATATCAGACCCCGAATTATGCTCCTTAGCCGCACTAAGAAACGCCTTCATCTTCTGCGCATCAGCCGCATTCTTCTGCTGATTCACCAACTGGTCATACGTCAACTTCGAAGACGCACTCGCAGTCGTATCCAACCCCATATTCTTCATATCACTAAACGTTTTACCCGGACGGGTGTACATTTCAAAAGCGCCACCAAGAAGATTAGACCCATACAACGTCGAACCGGACGCTCGAAGTTTCTTTTCTTCACTAGGCGTCATTGGGTTAAACAAATGCAGCGCTGGACCAACAGGAATACTCCCAATAGCACCCGGAATATCAGCAAGCGCGCCCCCCGCAGAACTAAGAGCACCACCAACCGAATCCAAAAACCCGCCACCACCACTAGGCTTCTTCTTCAAAGCATCAATAGCATCCGCAGCACTCGCATATACGGGCGCATGACCGCCATATGATGGATGCGTCAAGCGAACATCACCAATATTAGGCGTATGAATCAAACCAGCAGCATGAAGCGCCGCCTGCGGGTCGGGCTGAGTCGTAATATCCCCACCACCCGTACGATGCGCATACAGGTCCTTTAGCGCCTGATGCTCAGCAGCACCAACGTGACTCTGAATAAAAGCGGGAGTCATCGACGCGCCATACTGTGGCGCTAGCGTTCCGCCCTTAGGCTTATGGGTGATGGTTGGCTTCTTCGCCATACTTGTAGTCTACTAAGGAAGGGCCGCGATACTCGGAGCGTTAGCAAGAATCCACTTAGTGGCCCTCGCCATCGTCCACGGACTCTTAGTTTTACGACTAGCAAGAACCAACTGACTAGCAAGACTAGAAACCAACTGCGTCTTATTAGGCGGCTGCGAAGTTGTCTGCGGACCCATCGGAACAGCCTGACCACTAATCTGCACACCAGCACCAAGCGTATTGGTAACAGCCGATGCCGCGTCAGGCCCATATACCGTCTTGGTACTAAGGGATTGCGTAATCGGATCGACTACTTGAACTTGGTAAGAGTTCAAACCAGTAGGCTTACTAGAAGAAGAAGTCAAACTAATCTGCTGATCCAAAATACGCTTCATCGCAGCATCAAGCGTCTTCGTACTCGTCGCACCAAACTTAAGCGTATCAGCCTTAATCTGACGATTCAACTGACCCAACTTAATGCTATTAGAATCAGCCGCGTTCTGCAACTGGCCCTGATGATAAGCATTCTGAGAAGTCAACGTATCCTTCTTCAACCCAAGAAGCGCAGCATTCTGCTCAATCGTCTGCTGAGCCGTAGCCTTCTGATAAGCCTGATCCTGAATCTGCTTCAAATACTTAGCCGTATCAGAAGAAACATTCGTAGCACGATCCACAAGCGCCTTAGTCAACGCACTATTAGCCTGATTAGAAAACACTTGACCCTGAAAACCAGCAGCAGGCACAAGCCCCATTGTCTGCGCATTCAAATTAGCAGCATTCGAAGCAACCATCGGATTACCACCAGCAGCCAAACCAACAGGAGCACCAGCCGCAGCCGCCGCCGTATTCCCAGCACTCTGACTTTGCGCAGCAATCTGCGAATAAACATCAGCAAGCCCAGCATTACTCGCAATATTCTGCGTATTAAGTTGCCCCAAACGACCCTGCAAAGCAGTAGTCAAACCAGTAATACCAGCCTGCTGCCGAGCCGACTGCGCACGCAAATTAGCCTCAGTCGGATTGCTAAGCAACGCAAGATTATAAGCCTGCTGATTCTGAGACTGAGGAGAATCAAACCCCGTCATCAACGGGTTATAACGATTAGCGTTAGCCGCATCCTTGGCCGCAGCCTTATCCGCCTTAACCTTGGCGGCCTTAGCCCTTGCAGCCTTAATTTGAGCAGGAGTTTTAGTGGGCGTCGCGTGCGTCGTGGGCGCAGCGGGGGGCGAAGCGGCAGGCGCACTCGAAGTTGCTGCCGAAGCCACAGGAGCAGTCGAAGCCGAAACAGTTGGCTTATGAGAAGCAGTCGTAGGAACAGTAGGGGCAGCCGCAGTCGAAGCCGCGTGCGTAGTGCCCTTTTTCTTTTTAACCGGCTTCTTGTACGGATTAGTCGTAGGAAGACTATTACCCGTCACGCCACTATCAGTAGCAACATTCTGAGAGTGTCCCGGAGTAACAACAAATTGTGGCATAACGCTAGTCTACCATCCTAGTACCGCTTGTTACCCTTATAACGCCCAGCAAGCAAACTATTAATGTACGCCCTCTGCTGCGGAGTCAACTTATAATTAGGATTACTAAGAATCCCATTCAACTGCTCACGAATAGCCTTATTGCTCGTATTACGCTCAAGAGTCGCATTACCAACCAATTTCATAAACTCGCCACCCGGACCAGCACTAAGACCGCCACCAGCGTCGGGAGTGACAGTGCTAATAAAACCACTACCCGAAGCAGCATCCGGAGCAGCCGGGCCAGCGGGAGCCTCGGGAGCGGCAGCGGGAGGAGCCATACTCGCCGCATCAGAAACCAAACCACCATAAATACTGTTATACAAAGCGGCCCACTTACCAAGATTCGCCGTATAATCACCCATCGCACGCTGCGTTATGCCAGCCTGAGTTCCCTGAAGATTACTTGTCTCCCCCAACGCAACCTCGCCACGCATACCACTGTGCATCGCCCCGCCCTGCGCCGCACTATTAGCAATACTTTTCTGCGCAACATCACTCTGAGCAGCGGCATTACCAAGAGCGCCCTGCAAATACCCACTCTCTCCCGCCTTAATAGGAACATAGTCAACCATCAAACCCTTAACATCAACAGGATTTCCAGCCGCATCCTTCCAAACAAACTCGCCATTCGGCCCCATCGACGCAACAATGCTACCGCTACCAGCAGCCTCTCCGGGCAAACGATAAATAGGCTGACCATAAGTAGGAGACGAAGCGTTCGTATCACGCCTCATAACAAGCCCAGAACCCTCACCAATCTGATTCTGGTCAGCAGCAAGACTAGGAGCCGTAGACTGGTACTGCGCATTACTCGTATACGCACTACCCCAATTAAACGGAACCGCAGGAGCGGCGGGAGGAGTGGCAATAGTTGCACCACTCGCGTCAGAAGAACTAATGCTAGGCGCTTTAGGAGGAGCAACCGTTTTCCACACACCACCCAAAAACTGGTACCTCCCACCAGTCGTCGGATCAGTATACCGCTGATTCTGATGAGCACCCGAAGGAAGCGTTGCGGCGACGGCCTTAGGAGCAGGGGGAATCTTAAGACTAGACTTAGCCACTACCGGCCACCCATCATCTTTGCGCGAACTTCAATGCCGCCAAGAAGATTACCCTTCATTCCCGACGCAACATCCTTAGGATTCGTAACACTCCCCATGATCGCCGCAGGATCTTGACTCATAATGCCCTGCTGCTTTTTATCCATCAACTTTTTCAACGAAGCCAAAAGAACCTGCTTGGGATCAGTCAACTTGTCAACAGGCGGAGCCGTTGGTTTATAGTTTATTCGTTGTGGTGCGTATATCGTGCTTGTCATTAGTATTTCACCACATAACGAAGATTAGCACTCAACTGTGCAATAGTTGGAAGCGTAAACGTCGTAGCCGTCTCCGTATACGTCGCACCAATAACCGCATACAGTTGGGGATAAGTTGCTTTTGCCACGGCTGCTCCAGCACATTCTAGCCAACCCTTCGGCGCAACCCACGTTGTTGCGCACGCGTGAAGGATAATCATCCCAGAAGACGCCGTAATGCCAAACGGAAAACACTGAACAAGCCCAACAACATTACTATTCATTACAGACTGCGCAAGCGGCCCCGTATCACCCAACCCGAACCGAATCTGCTCAACCTGCTGATGCGACAAGGATGGTTGACGATCAAGCGGAATGATACGCGCATCCGGCGGAGCAGGCATAACATGAACTGCGGGCATCACAAAAGAATCGCGCTTAGCCATTACGACACCCTGCCCGGACGCAACGTATTAAACCCATTTGTAATCTCATACAACGAAAACGCGGGCGGCGCACCAGCCGTACTAATCGTATACGTCACAGCCTGATTAATAGTCTGATGATCGTAACGAGCAACAGTCGAAGTTACCGAACCGCTCGTAGTGGTACCAACAAGACTCGAAGTCCCCGACCCATCCAACCCCTTAGTTGCGGTCACGGTAAAATACCCATTACTCGAACCCGGATACGTCGTAACCGACGGATACGTCACGGACGACGGATACAAACTTGCGCCACCAATAAGTCGGTACGTCAACATCGTATGACGATACCGACGATTTTGAGCCGGATCACCCTCAGCGTACGCACGCGTAATGATCGTACTATCAACAACCGAATTATCAGCATCAGTCGTACTTACGCTAGGCGCAACAACGGGATCAAGGCGAATAATGCGATTTAACCCGGCACTCGTACTTGTACTGCGACTAATGGCATAAATACGATTACTTGTTTGGTCCGAATCCGGCGTAGACCCAGTGATTTCTAGTTGTCCCGTTTGCACGCGAGTCCAACCAAACGAGGAGCGCAAATCACACAAGAAACCGCCACTCTGCATACTAATGTAATAGTGCGAATCGTTAATGTTTGCCGACCCGTACACACCAAGACTTGTACCAGACTGGGCCAGCACATCAGTACCACTAATTAGTGGTGGTGTCGCCGCGCCACTAAACGTAGACCGGTCAAACGTAAAGAGCGTCGAGCCGGATAACGAGTCGCCCCACAAGTTAGCGATCTTTTTTGTCATTGTATTGATAAGAGCCGCACCATCGGTCAAATAAATGCCATCCGACGCGGCAAACATCACACCAGCCGTAGTGCGCTGAACACTCTTGGCACTCAAACACCCGACTTGTTGCGAAAAGCCGCGAATGCCAGCAGTAAGGCCACCACGCCCAAGCGAAGTATTAGTTGTGCCTGCCGATTGAGTAATAAGCGTGCCGCTAAGCATCGCACAATTCTTTGTTCCAAGAACCAGCATATTGCCAGAACCAACCGGAACGAGCGCAATAATCTGCTCAATATCTTCAACGTCAATATAGTTCAATGCCGGAAAACCCATGCGAGTTGCCTGCGTAAGCCCATCCGTTACACCCGTCGTACTTGCCGCCACACCATTATACGCGCCTGCGGTGGCGTCAAATGCCTCGCGTACGCTCCACATAATCCGATTGGGATGAGAAGAAATAGAAGTAGGGTCTGTCGCGCTAACTGTTTTAACATCAGCAATAACAATGCGCGAATCACCACCAGACGTAAACGTCCCCACGCACCCGGCACTAGAAACGTACTGCCCATCACTCTTGACGCCAACTTGTGGCAAGATCGGATAGTACGCATATGACGTGTAAGACGCCACGGTATAGATAGGCGCAGGATCGAGAGTAATAGTTGTTCCAGCAACGTTGACTACGCGTCCTGTGTACTCGTCAAAGTTGGCGTTTGTCATAAAAACATACCCGCCAATAAACGTAGACGCAGCAGCCGGAGCGCTAACTGTAATCGTATTCTTCGCCTTGGTAACAGCAATCGTTTCAGTTGTGTTTGAATAGTTTGCTGTTGTTCCACTAAAATTGTGGCCACCACACCACGCAAGCGGCGTAGTACCCGATGCGCTTTTAACGGGAAATACAATGGCGTCGCCATATGTTGTTGGCGTGCTTGTGGAATCCGCACTAATTGCGGTCGTAAACGTGGACAATACTTGAGTAGATGCGCTAAATGGCATCGACCCGAACTTCATCACGCCACCCGTAATTTCGGCTGGATACAAGAACGAGCGCCCATCCGTATTGGCGCTACGCTGCGACCCGACCTCAACCGGATTCATCGTCGAAGCGGTACTCAGCGCCGTTGTGGATGCGCCGCGCTTAGCGAGCGAACCACTGTTGGTAATTACAATGTTTGTAGCGTCATACACGGCACCGTCGGGGATCAAGTGGCGTGGAACGTCACGTACCATTCCCGTAAAAAAGTTGGCATGACTTGCGTACTGAATAGTACCCGCCACGAATTAACTCCTCTGGCTGGACGAGTAGTACGTCGAAGGATCGTGGAACGGGCGACGCGGGTTGCGCAAATAACCAAACTGAATACGACGAGCAGTGCGACCCGAGCGGCGAGTCATAAACTTTTGGAACGCAATCATGCCGTTCTGAAACTTAGCGTCCAAAGCGTTACTAAGATTCTGATCCTCGCCAACCGCATCAGCCAAACGAGCGGCTGCGCCAATGGTAATCAGCCAATGCCACTGCGAGGGAATATCACTAGGAACATCCGTAGTGTTCACCAACGCTGTTGGCGTTTGAGCGTAATACACCTTAAGAATGTCGCCCGTTGTCTGCGGGTTAGGCCATAGGCGAAGCGTATCCAAACCAAGGAAAGCGTACTGACGAGTCGCGCCAATCGGATTTGTCGCGTTCAAGGCAAGCAATTCGTCGCCAGCGATAGGCTCAAGAATATACGAGTATGTCGCGCCAAGAGCCAAGTATTCTAGGTATTGAAGCGCGCCAAAGTCTGTGATTGCAAAGTCAGCAGAAATATCGTAGACGGACTGTCCGCCAGTCAATGCCTTGTTTGCCATTGTAACTTTGAGTTGCGCACTAACAACAATGTCTGTTAGCACATCATTAACACACGCGCCAGCCTCCGTATCGTCAGAAGCAAGGGCAAGGTTTTCTGCGCGCAATTTAAGTTGGGCAAACGTAGCCATTAACTATCCAAGCCTTTCGGTCGAAGCGGGTCAAGGCCACGGTGCATAGCGTTGTGCATTTCCGCAGATACCTCGCCGCCACACGTAGGACACTGACCCTTAGCGACCAGAGCAAGCACTTCGTCTGGCGTGCGAAAAGGCTGCCATTCGTGTGAGATTGTGCGCCACACGCGCAGATTCTCCATCGCTGGCTTAGCCGGGAAGACGCTCAAACAATCACCACAAGCAAGCCCTTGGCCTAGCCGCTTCTGGTCTTCCTCTTGGTTCTCACCATAGATGTACCACATGATGGCACGCTTGGGCTCTCCGGCAACAAGGTCGTACGTCTCTTCTGCGTGCGCAAGGATAGGGCGACGCCACGCCTGATGTTCGATGACTTTCATACTAATAGTGTATTGTACCTGTTCCGCAACGACTCATTGCCAACAAGCCGGTTTTGTTTCACGTGCAACGTTGAAGCGCGTAGCATCTTCTTACGTTTCGACTCATCACGCAACAAAGAAACAACACTATCTTTAAACGCGTTAGCGTCCGAAGCGCGAAGAATGCAACCATCAGGAACGCCCCGATACGCCTGAGAATCGCTCGCCACAAGCACAGCCTTAGCCATTGTAAACTCTAACCATTTCAAGTCGCTTTTACAACGAGTAACATCATTATCAATAACAGGAGCCAAACCGATACTCCATCTCGACAAGATGCGCCGATACGAGGCAATGCTAGGAGTAAACCCAAAACTTGTGTAAGCAAAATCCCAACCGGGGTCTAGCCCGATAACTTGCACCTCAACACCCTTAATGAGTGACGCTGCTCGACACGCCTCTTCTACAAGGGGAATGTCTTTGAGGTGGTTACGTGACAAGACGACGCCAACTATACGTTTCTTTGATGAAGAATAATTCCAATCAGACGGGTCAACCGTGTTCTCACAAACAATAATGTTGTTGTTTAACTTTCGGTACACGTCAGCCAAAGCGAACGTTGCACAAATAACCCCGTCAGCCTCACGAACCATCTGCCTGTGCGACTCTTGACGCTCAGCCCACTTCTCCGCATTCTCTGGGTGGAACTCGCGCACAACTTTTTCCAACTCTGGCGACACATAATTATCGTCAACATCTACAATGCGGCGCTTAC